GTCTTGGTCAACCGCGCTAACACCGATACCGACCGAGCCATGTTTGGAAGCCATTCAGCTTTTCGCCGTGGCAACAACGCTACTATCTTTAGTGTAGATTTTAGCAGTATTGCAAATGACCTCATTGATGGGGCTATTCAAGCCGTTAGGCCTAGAATTCAACCCTTGGTTGACTCCGTGTGTCGAGTCTTCCAGGCCCCGTTGTACTCTGGTCCTGAGCCGGCTGATGTTATTATTATCTCAGGTGTTCTGGGAAATATAGCATCAAGTTCAGCACAAGAGGTCTCTAGTAACGTAAGTCCGATATTAAACAGTATTTCGTCGGCAGCCGCTTCAGACCTTTCTGACAGCATCAATGTTGTTAATACACGTTCGAGCGACGTTTATCAATCGAACGTAATACCCGCTGTTATAGGCGCGGGTGGAGTCGCAACTGCGACTTCCAACCTTGTGATTGGCCTAGCCATCACTGCACTCCCTGGCATAATTGGATGTTCCAATTATGTGCCACTTGCCTCTATCCAGGATAATGTAAGAAATAGTCTCCGCCTCCGCGTTGCAGACTCCTCTCGCACTACCAATTATCACATGCTCTGTCGTCAGCGTTTTCGAAAGCTGCCCTTTGCACCGCTAAAAACAAAACAATCCAACCCCCACGGGTTCCATGCCGGAGCCCGTACCCAAGCCCGGAGTTTCGCTTCGGCACTAGCGCGTGCAATGTCCTTTACTGAGTATGTTGTCCCTGACCCTGATGAAAAGTTGTGTGTTGAACAGGCACCAATCCCCGATAGACCGTTATTTGTTATGATTGACGTTGATTTTAAGCTGACTGCTTGGAAATTACAGCGTTTTCTCGCCCATGGCCCGGTACTTATGTACACGTATTTACTGGACCGTCTCGCCCATGAGGGCACTCAGGGAGGATTTATCTTCACTGATGGTCTTTTGACTAGTCTCTATGACGGCGCTGTTGCGAAACAGCACTCGATATGGGATTGGAATTTCGATCAAATGTTCTTGAGTGAGGACGGCCTCCCGTCGGTCCTCACCATGGTTGA